AGTATTTATGGTGAAACAATTTGATAAAAAAGAAGAAGAATATCCTCAAAAAGAATTAAAACCGAAGGATGTATTTTGAGACCAGCAGATCAATTATTCTTATTTCCAGGACTAGATCCTTTTAAAACTATCATAAAAGATATTGATTATGTTGATGTATCTGATTTAGTAGATCCAAAACCCAGTCATGCAAAACTAAATAATTATAGTTTAGTACCTAAAGGAAAATTTATTCTTTTTAAAGAAGGTTTTGTAAATCCCTATAGACCAGAACTAGGAAAAACTCATCCATTTATAAAGAATAAAGAAACCGGAAAAATTCTAGCTATGAATATGTCTAAGTGTTATTTAAGATCCTGTATTAATGTAGTGGTGAATGGAAAAATAATTATAGTAGATATTAAATATCATAGAGTAAATGCTATAGGTTTTGTTGAAAATGATAATCCGAAAAAAAAATTTTTAGTTGATCATAAAAATAGTGACAGGGTGGACAATAGAGCTAGCAATTTACGTTGGGTAGATAATAGCCTCAATAATAAGGGAGTTTCTAGACCTAGAGATATGTGTTGGGAAGAAAAATTAGTTAAAAAAGGAAAAATATAATGAAGACCATAGTATTAGGACCACCAGGTACAGGGAAAACAACTACACTATTAAATAAAGTAGATAATTATTTAAAACAAACTGATCCAGATAAGATAGGTTATTTTGCTTTCACACAAAAAGCTGCACACGAAGCTAGAGATAGAGCAATTAAAAAATTTAATTTAACTGAGGATGATCTTCCATATTTTAGAACACTGCACTCACTAGCATTTAGAAAATTAGGATTAAAAAAAGATCAAGTGATGCAACCAAGACATTATAAAGATCTAGGAAAAAAACTAGGATTTCCAGTTAGTTATGCCGAACACCAAGAGGATCAAGGTATATTCACTTCTGATAGTGAATACTTACAAATAATTAATTTAGCGAAACTTAGAAACATAACTCCAGACAAACAATATGAACTTCAAGAACATACTCAAGATCTAGAAAGAAATAAACTTACTATTATATCTCATGAAATAGAAAGATATAAAAAAGAATATAACTTAATAGATTACAACGACATGATTTTAAATTTTATAAAATCAGATAAGTCTCCAAAATTTGATGTTGTGTTTATAGATGAAGCACAAGATTTATCTTTAATGCAATGGGACATGACAAAAACTATCTGGGATAAAGCAGATGATACTTTTATTGCAGGGGATGATGATCAGGCTATTTTTAAATGGGCTGGTGCTGATGTAAATTCTTTTATAGCTTTACAAGATCAAATGATCAATCTTCCACTTATCCAATCACATAGAATACCAATGAAAGTACATAGGCTTGCTATGGGTATAATAAATAGAATTAGAAATAGAATAAATAAAAATTGGAAACCTAAAACTAATGAAGGAGGTTTACATAGATATTTTGATGTAGATTCAATTAATATGTCATCAGGTGAATGGTTAGTACTAGCTCGTACTAAATACATGTTAAAAGAAATAGAGGATACTTTATATCGTAAGGGGTTATATTATGAAAATAAATATAAAAAAAATTACGAGAAAGATATGCAAGAAGCGGTTACTGATTGGGAGCACTTAAGACAAGGACAACTATTGTCTTATAAACAAGTTGAAAAGATTTATGGTTATATGAATACTGAACACGCAGAAAAGAATAAATTAAAAGGAATGGTGAAAGACTCATACTATGGTATTGACCTATTGACCAAGGACCACGGATTAAAAACTAATAAAGTTTGGTTTGAAGCTTTCAATGATGCCGGTCAACAACGGGTAAAATATTTAAGAAAAATGAGAAAGAATGGAGAAAAATTAAATAAACCACCAAGAATAAAATTATCTACGATTCATGCTGCTAAAGGTGGTGAATGTCAAAACGTTGTATTATTAACTGATCAAACAAGAACAACTATGAGTACGTACGAAAAGAATCCTGATGATGAGAATAGACTATATTATGTAGGTGCAACAAGAACAAAAGAAAACCTGCATATCATAGAACCTAAAAGACCAGATAAAGGATTTATAATATGAAAGATATATATAAAAGACAGGTGGGTGGAACCCATTACAAATCTATGGTTATTCAACCATCAGAATTTATAAATAAAAACAATCTCCCGTTTGCTGAAGGCAATGCGATTAAATATTTATGCAGGCACAAGCAGAAAAATCAAAAGCAAGATTTAGAAAAAGCAATTCATTATTGTCAAATGGCAATTGAACGGGACTATCCGGAGGAGGAATAATGATACAAGTACCACTATTTAAACCACAAACTGAATGGCTGCCGCCAGAAGAGTTTCCAGATCTATCAAAGTATGATGAGATAGCAATTGACTTAGAAACAAAAGATCCAAATTTAAACACTAGAATGGGTTCGGGCGCTGTAGTCAAGAACGGCGAAGTTGTTGGGATAGCTGTAGCTGTCTCAGGTTGGTGTGGTTATTATCCAATAGCTCATGAAGGTGGTGGGAACATGGATCGTAAAAAAGTTTTAAAATGGTTTCAGGGCGTATTGAGCACTCCTGCCATAAAAATATTTCACAACGCCATGTATGACGTGTGTTGGATTAGGGCCCTAGGTTTAAGTATTAACGGAAAAATAGTCGACACAATGATAGCGTCGGCTTTGGTTGATGAAAATCAAATGCGCTATGACTTAAACAACTGTAGTAAAAGATACACTGGAAAAGGAAAGAATGAAACAGATTTATATGAAGCAGCGAAGTCTTGGGGGGTTGACGCCAAAGCAGAAATGTATATGCTGCCTGCCATTTATGTCGGCGCATATGCAGAAAAAGATGCTGAGATAACTTTAGAGTTGTGGCAAGAACTTAAGAAAGAAATTTTACACCAAGATATACAATCTATTTTTGATTTAGAGACTGAATTATTTCCAGGCCTCGTTGACATGCGCTTTTTAGGAGTTCGTGTAGATATTGAAGGCGCTCACAAATTGAAACAAGAATTAGTAAAAGAAGAAAAAGCATGCTTACAAGTAGTAAAAAAAGAAACTGGAGTAGACACTCAAATATGGGCTGCAAGATCGATCGCACAAGTTTTTGATAAACTTGAATTAGATTACGATAGAACTGAAAAGACACAAGCACCATCCTTTACTAAAAACTTTTTACAGAATCACGCCCACCCACTCGTGAAACGAATAGCCCGCGCTCGTGAAATAAACAAGGCGCATACCACATTCATTGATACCATAATTAAACATTCCCACAAGGGAAGAATCCATGCTGAAATTAACCAACTAAGAGGAGATAATGGAGGAACGGTAACAGGAAGATTTTCCTATTCTAATCCTAATTTACAACAGATACCAGCTAGAGACAAAGAAATAGGACCTAAGATTAGGTCATTATTTATACCCGAGGAAGGCCATACATGGGGTTGTTTTGACTATTCTCAGCAGGAGCCTAGGTTGGTAGTGCATTATGCAACTTTACAGAATCTCTATGGCGTGGACGAAGTATTGGAAGCTTATAAAGAGGGTGATGCCGACTTCCATACGATCGTGGCAGACATGGCAGAGATACCTAGATCGCAGGCCAAGACTATAAACCTTGGCCTGTTCTACGGTATGGGAAAAAATAAATTACAAGCAGAACTCGGTGTATCTAAAGATAAAGCGGAAGATCTTTTTAAACAGTACCACAATAAAGTTCCATTCGTAAAACAACTTATGGATAATGTTATGCATCGATCACAGGATCGTGGTCAAATTAGAACTCTTCTTGGTCGACTTTGTAGGTTCCATTTATGGGAACCAAATCAGTTCGGGATTCATAAAGCATTGCCACACGATGCAGCACTCACGGAACACGGACCAGGGATCAAACGTGCATATACTTATAAAGCTTTAAATAAACTAATTCAAGGAAGTGCGGCGGATATGACAAAAAAAGCAATGATAGAATTATATAAAGAAAAAATTATCCCACATATACAAGTACATGATGAGTTGGATATATCTGTCATAGACCCTACTCATGCAAAACATATAAAAGAGATAATGGAGAGTGCAGTTTCACTTGAAGTTCCTAACAAAGTAGACTATGAATCCGGGCCAAATTGGGGTACAATAGAAGAAAAAAAATAGGAGTATATTATGGAAAAAATAATACACGAAGCTAAAAGATTATGGACTCTAGCTATAACTAATAAAAAAGCTACGGCTATAGTTATAGTTGCTGTTATAGTTATATATCACTTAGCTACTAAATAATTTATCATGCATGGCTTACCTGAATGCAAATACACCTGCAACCTACGCGCAGATAAGGAGAGAATATCTTCATGACCTTAAAGCTTACCATGGAGAAGTTGAAGATTGTATTATATTCGGCCTCGCATCTATTACAGGGCGTCCGATACTATTTCACGCTATTATGGAAAACGGTGCAGTATTTTACCGCTTACCAATTAGCGCGTTTATTCAACGGGGTTTCGAAGTCAAAGACGTACCACGAAGACGACTTGATGAACTTCAGCTCTGGAATTGTTTTAGTTATTATCCTGCTGTCACTTCTTAT